TAAAGAAGTATGCTACTGCACTTATCAAGAGACAGTGGGGAGAAAACCTCAGTAAGTTTAACGGTGTTACAATGCTTGGTGGTGTCACGATGAACGGTGCAGAGATTTTTCAGTCAGCATTAGCAGAGATAGAACTTTTAGAAGAACAGAGTAAGACAACGTGGGAAGAACCGTTACTTATGGACATAGGTTAATTTTATGCCTACCAATCATCATTTCTCTAAGGGTACAATATCCGAACAATATCTTTATGAAGATTTAATCATTGAGGCCATGCAGATTTTTGGTCACGATGTGTATTATCTTCCCAGAACTTTGGTAAATAAAGATCAATTGTTTGGTGAAGATGCTTTGTCAAAATTTGATGATGCCTACCTTATAGAAATGTATATGGACACCGTAGAAGGTTATGAAGGAGAAAAGGAATTAGTATCACGATTTGGATTAGAAATTCGTGATGAAACTACTTTTACTGTTTCTCGGCGAAGATGGTTAGATTTGGTTAGTTCTAATACTAATTTAATAACATCGTTAAGACCAAATGAAGGTGATTGGATTTATTTTTCAAATGGACCTCGTCTTTTTGAAATTAGTTTTGTAGATAAAGATGATCCATTTTTTCAAGTAGACAATTTACCTGTTTACAAATTGTATGCTAGAACTGTAGAATACTCAGACGAAAGACTTGATACAGGTATCACTGATATTGATGCTATCGAAGATAAGTATTCGGGTGATGCTTTACAGTGGCAATTTCTTGCTGAACAATCATCAACAACAAATTATGTTGAGAATATAACACTAGAACGTGGTACTGATTTGTATGCTACAGGTTCTGTCGAACTTGAAACAGCAACAGACGGCGGTACTGGTATTCTCACATCTGAAAGTGAAACTGGGTTTGCCTCAATACTTACAGAAGATTCTAACTCTACCAATTCCTTCTTCATCATTAACGAAGAATATTCATTGGCTACTGCCGAACCTTTGGCAGATAATGATTGGATAGAAGATGCTGTAACTGGTACAGGTGCATTTTCTAATTCTGATCCAGTATTAGATTTCTCAGAAAGAAATCCATTTGGTGAACCTACGGAGAGTTTATAAATGTTAGGACAATATTTTTACAACGAAAGTCTGCGAAAGACTATCATAGCATTTGGTAGTTTATTCAATGACATTCAAATAACAAGAAAGGATAGTTCTGGAGAAGAAATTCAGACTATGAAAGTTCCTTTGGCCTATGGACCAAAGCAAAAGTTCATTACCAGACTTACACAAGATCCAGGTGCAACTCAACAGATTGCACTAACTTTACCACGCATTGGTTTTGAAATTCAGTCGTTTGACTACGATCCAAATAGAAAACTAAATAGAACTATAAGGCAAAAAAAGGTTGCTAACGCTAGTGATAAGAAATTAAAACAGATGAGTACACAATACACACCTGTGCCTTATAACATGAATTTTGAATTGTTTGTTATGGCTAAGAATAGTGATGATGGTATTCAGATTATCGAACAGATACTTCCTTTCTTTCAACCGGAATATACAGTGTCGATAAAAGAAGTTCCCGAAATGGATATTGTTCGTGACGTTCCCATTGTTCTTAATAGTATTGGTTATGAAGATTCATACGAAGGTGATTTCCAAACAAGAAGAGCAATCATTTACACATTAGCGTTTACTGCTAAATCATATGTCTATGGTCCTGTTACAACGCAACAGCCAATTACAAAGGTTCAGGCCGATACATACGCCGATTTGCCAACAGCTGCACCTACCAGAGTTCAACGATTTACTGTTGAAGCTACCAACACTGGTACTGGAGATGACGATGATAACTTTGGATTCAACGAATCAACTTCGGAGTGGATGTAATACTTACATAATATTATGAGTAAAATTGAAAATGCGATTAGTGATGCACTGGGTGTTACTAAAGAAATCAAACAGGAAATACTTGATCCTAAACCTGTCGCCAAGCGAAAGGAAATGATTTCTAAAGAAAATTCTGAACATATAGATATAGACTACAACTACAGCAGAGAAAACTTCTACAACCTCATTGAGCGTGGTCAGGATGCAATTGAAGGTATACTTGATCTTGCAAAAGAACAAGAGCATCCTAGAACCTACGAGGTTGCAGGTCAACTTATTAAAACGGTATCAGAAGTTACAGAACGACTTGCCGACTTACAAGAGAAAATGAAAAAATTGAAAGAGGTTCCTAATGAAGGACCTAGTAATGTTACAAATGCTTTATTTGTTGGTTCTACAAAAGAGTTGCAAAATCTACTAAAGAATAAAAATGGTTGAAACTTATAAAGGTAATCCAAATTTAAAATCGTCTTTAGTTCGTCAAGAGTTTACTCAAGAACAAGTAAAAGATTTTATCAAGTGTTCTCAAGACCCCATTTACTTTATACAAAAGTATGTTAATATTGTAAGTATTGATGAAGGCCTTGTGCCTTTCAAGATGTATCCTTTTCAACAGAATATTGTGAAATCTTTTCACGATAATAGATTTTCTATTTGTAAACTGCCAAGACAGTCGGGCAAATCTACAACTGTATTATCTTACCTAATACATTATATTCTATTCAACGATCAAGTAAATGTTGCTATTTTAGCTAACAAGGCATCTACTGCTAGAGACTTATTGTCTAGATTGCAGTTGGCATATGAACATTTGCCTAGTTGGTTACAACAGGGCGTTATGAACTGGAACAAAGGTTCGTTAGAACTAGAGAATGGTTCTAAGATACTTGCAGCATCAACATCTGCATCTGCTGTTCGTGGTGGTTCATATAATATTATTTTTCTTGATGAGTTTGCTTTTATTCCAAATAACATAGCCGAACAGTTTTTTAGTTCCGTATATCCTACAATCTCTTCTGGTAAATCTTCTAAAGTAATGATTGTGTCTACACCACATGGCATGAATATGTTTTATAAAATGTGGACAGATGCAGAAAATGGCAATAATGATTTTGTACCATTAGAGGTGCATTGGTCAGAGGTACCAGGCAGAGATGAAGATTGGAAAGAACAGACAATCAAAAATACAAGTGAACAACAGTTTTTACAAGAATTTGAGTGTTCTTTTTTAGGTAGTGTTGATACTTTGATATCACCTCAAAAGATACAAACAATTCCGCATAAAGATCCTATAGAAAGAAGTGCTGGATTTGATGTTTGGGAAAGACCTAAAAAAGAAAATTCATATTGTATTACTGTTGATGTTGCTAGAGGTGCTCAAAATGATTACAGTGCGTTTGTTGTATTTGATATCACCACTGTTCCATATAAAATGGTTGCAAAGTATCGTAGTAATGAAATTAAACCTCTTATCTTTCCAGACATTATCTATCGAGCCGCAAAGACATATAACGATGCTCAAGTATTAATAGAGATTAATGATATTGGTGGACAGATAGCAGATGCATTACATCACGATATGGCATACGAAAATATCATACAGTCTCAGGTCAAAGGTCGTCTTGGTCAGATAGTTAGTTCTGGTTTTGGCGATGGCCAAAGTGATTTAGGTATTCGTACCACTAAGTCATTAAAGCGCATAGGATGCTCTACATTGAAACAACTTATTGAAAGTGATAAGATACTAGTCCCCGACTTCGATGTCGTCGTGGAGATGAGTACATTCATTCAGAGAGGTCAATCCTTTGAGGCTGAAGATGGTGGTACAGATGACCTGATGATGTGTCTGGTATTTTTTGCTTGGCTAACTGACCAACAGTATTTCAAAGATTTAACCGATGATGATATTCGCAAACAACTCTTTGACAGTCAGAAGGAAATTATTGAGGCTGATATGGCGCCGTTTGGATTTATTGATGACGGTGTACATTATGGAGAAGATTTAAATCCTTTTGTAGATCAAGACGGTGACTACTGGCGACCAGTAAAAAATTATCCAGATTGGAACTAAATAACACCCGCACCTAATCCGTGCCTGTATTTAGCCGCACAGTTATGACATAGTGGTGTGCTATTCTCTATCAACTCAAGTGCCTGTTGCCTTTGTTTGGTTTTAGCACCATGTCTCATTACTAATGATTTTATTTTCTTGTGATGTGGATACCATTCCATTACACACAATTCTGCTTCGCCGCACTGGCATATATAATCTCTAAGACTATTCAACAACCATCGTTTACGACCAATATCACGCATTTGTGTGTTTTTCTTGTTCATACTCTTATTTATCAGTACACTAAATGTGTGTTTGAAGAACTTAAAAAAACTAAATATAACGAATAAAAAAATTGAATCTGTAATCTATATAATAACTTGTAAAATAATAACCAAGGAGAAATAGAAAAAATGGTTGATCTAGTTTCACCTGGTGTTGCTATTAAAGAGAAAGACCTGACTACCTCAGTCAGGAATGAACCAACCAGTATTGGTGGCGTTTGTATTATTGCTGAAAAAGGTCCTATTGACCAAGTTGTAACAATACAAAGCGAACAACAGTTGGTAGATATATTTGGAAAACCAAATACTACTAACCATCAGTATTGGTT